TGCTCCGGGTTCCTTTTCAAACCATCGTTTTCTAATCAGGTCGTAAACAAGCCATACATTGCAATCCTTAGCGCCTGATGGTGAAGGTATTGGTATTACAAGATTATATTCCTTGTAAACATTATCATGCCATCCTCGGCATCTTTTGATCTCGGGAGTCTCTAATCGAGTAGTCTTAGCGGGATCAAAGTATTTCTTTACACCCGGAATTGGCACTATGGCCGCTCCATCAAAAATCATAGGCCCTGAATAAGACATCCATTCAACTATATTACGATTTATCTCCTCTGCAAAAGTATAACCTATCTCTGCGGCAGCGAGAGTAAGAGGCGCTGGACAACCTACTGTTTTTGAAATAGTATACACTTTGAAATTATCCGGCCCATCACCGGTAAGTAAATATGTTTCTGTATTTTTAAAAAAAAGCAGAGAGCTTATAATGTTTGAGCCAAAACGGTTAAAAATCTCTATGGCACCGGTAAGGGCCTCACCTCCTCCTATATGAAGGCTCTGTATGCCATTCATGCTGCTCTCATCGCCATTAAATACATCAGGAGCATCTGTGACACTATAATCAACTCGATTGCCTTCTGTGCCTTCGGTAAAGCCACAAAGCATAAGCCGGTTCTTATATTGGACTGAGAACTTAAAAGGATTAACTGTATATTGAGCAGGGACACCTTTTACAGTATCGATAACTATCTCTGCCGGATCGCCTTCTGTGCCTGAGAGCGTTGCATTTACGGTAATTTTGTATGCATAACCATTTACGCCAAACAATGTCTTTCTGAACTCATCTTTTTCATCGGGTGGTTTCCAGCTTACTATTCCGGATCTATTGAAGGATTTACCTACGCCAGTATTACCAGGTAATCCTTGAGTGCTATCAGTCAATTGTCCAGACAATTGCCAATCTTCTCCATTCCAAAATGCTATCGATGAAATCACAGCATCATTTGTATTGACTAAACTAGCTATCATTTCAAACCAGATAGCAGACATGCGCTCATCAAACATAACTATCATATGATGTTGGGGAGTAAATGCATCTATCACTGCACCAATAGGATAATCAGCGTAGGATGGTTCATTTACTTCGAGAGTAAAATTTTTATAATCGGCTAATCCGCCTGCATTGGCAGGGTTAGCGTAAGTATAGTTTGCGCCCTCTTGCCTAACACCAAGATCAGTGCTAAGTTCTAAATAACCTATGCCGGTTGTGCCAGTATAATAACCCGTTCCCATATAAGCTTCACCTCCCTCCATTTTGGCAAGTACGGTAGCAGTAACAGAGTTTGAAACTATTTCAGCGCCAACTTCTATTTTTTCATAATCTGCAAACAGAAATTCATATACACGAGGATAGGCAGTAAAGGTAACTGTTCCCCACTCTCCTATATTTAATTCCCCTATTACTAATTTGTCACTTCCATCAACAGGACTTGCACTAACAGTAAGGCCCCGGGCTGTGTGGAATTGTATGGGTTGCCTGTAAACCCCATCCCAAACATCGACTACACCCTGAAACGGAGCATTTACTGTCATGTTATAGACAACAGCGCTACCGGCAGATAGTTCAAAAAGGTAAGCATATAAATATACTCCCTCAAAATGGAATGGTTTGGCTACATCAACGGTAGAATCAAAAAGAAAGGTACCAGTCTGAGCCATGGATATTATGCCAGGCTTCGTATTGTCTGAAGGATCGGTTACTGCCTCAAATGAATTTCCACTCCAATATTTACAAGTCATGGTGGATGTAGTGCCATTTGCTGTCCGAATATAAAATTTAACCCCCTGAAGGGGCCTTGTGGATAAAACCAATCCAAAATTACCTACTGTACCGCTGATGGTTCCTGATTCCGCAGCAGAGTTGATATTATTATTTATCGCTTCAGTATAATCTACTGCCTTTATATGCCCCTTTTTTATGTCAATGGTGATAACGGCACTTTTGTTAGTCTCGGCTGTTAATAAGCCGGTAGTCAACGTAATTGTACCGGCAGCGACACTGCTTATCGTATAGTTACCAGCGTTTGCAGGGGCTTTAAATGTCCAAAATTCATCTAGGGTGTGTCCTGTTTTAGCGTTAAACGTGACAGTCACTCCATTATTTAAAGTCTGTGCTGCCTCTGTGATAGCAACATCCTCTGCATTCCAGGTTGCGCCACCATCGTCAGACCATTTGAATGTGTCGGTTTCAGCGGCAAGGTCAATTTTAACCACATAATTTGTAATCGAGGTTCCTAAAAAAGTGCCACCAGAAGTCAAATCATCAAGGCCGCTGCCGATAAAGGTAGCTGCAGCCACAGTTGTTAGACCAGATACTTCCACACTAATTTGCTGGCCAGCCTTAAATGCAGCAGTTGTTATTAATCCTGCACCACTATCGGAGATTGTATCAGCCGAAGCACCATTATCATTAAAATCAATATTGCTTGAACCTTCAATTTTGGCAGCGAACAAGGTAAAAAACCCCGCACACCGCATTTCGTCACCTGCCCAAATACAAGATTCCTTACCATTACAATAGGCTACTTGACCACCAGGGGCATCTGAGAATCGACCTTCAAGCTCATACGCTGAATCGGTATGCAAAGCTGCACTTCTAAAATTGGCTTGATCCGGAATAGTTCCCCAGTTCACATAAACCCTGGAATAATTACTTTCCTGTGTCTTGTGTTCAGTATGAACTAAAACATAACTTTTTTGAGTGTATTCACTCCTTAATTGAAATCCATTACGAATATTCTCATAATCATAAGCATTCAAAGAAGTAGTATTTATCTTGGTATATCCAAGGACACTCTCAAGGTGAATAATTTCATCACCAGCATATCTATAATTCTGCAAAGTTTTATAATTCTTTGCGCCTATTTCTATGGGTTCATTGTCTGGCATCCATTTCCCATCAAAGGGGATAAAGATGTTTTTTAATTCCACATCGGGAACTTGAGGAAGCTCTGTAAGTAAAGCAACTTGCTGTTTCTCCTCTATGACTTCTATGTCAGGAGAAACAGGAATTTCAGTAGGTATGATAACTTGACATTGTTGAGTTATCACTTCAGAGTCAGGAGCAGTAGACAACTCAGTAGGAATTTTAGTTACAAGTTCTTCTGTAATTGTTTCCAAATCAGAAGCTTGAGGAAGATCTGTGGACAAAATAGCAGGGTATTGCTCTTTAATAACCCCTACATCAGCCGCTTGAGGTAACTCAGTAGGAATTTGATGTTTACCTTTTTCTATTATTTTGTCGTTTTTGTCAGTCATTTATTGGGCCATCCTAATTAGCCACTGTAATAATTGTATTGGTAGCCTTATTTAATAAAGCTAACAAATATGCCTTTGTAAAAGGACAAGCCATTTCACCCTACTATTGTGCTTTTATCAGGTATTTGGAACATATCCTTGCTATCAACACCCCGCTCATAGAGATCAGCACGATAAAAGCTTAATGAATTGATATACATTGCATAGAACTGCATAGCCTCTGCATATCTTTTTTCTTTTCGTCTTGCCATTGCAACAGCATACAGAATAGTGGGTAACTGATAGTAATAAGGCAGATTAGTGATAGTTTCATCTGCCATGGAATAGAAAACCTTGACTTTACCTGTGGCAGTAACAACCGCGTCATTACTCACTGGGAATACCCCGAACTCATCCCCAAAATGGTAATAATAGTAGGGCTCTCCCGCTGTGCTTTCCGGTAAATGTTGTATCTGGCGTGGATGGATTTTCACCAATCCTCGATATGTATTGGTGCTGTCATAATAAACAGCGCCATATATTTTGAAAATAGCATCTATAGAATCAGAATTGATTGCTCCATAAGTTAAAACCGGCGTGCTTACCAATGTAATATCACCTGATTTCTCGTAACATAGAGTCTTGGTTGTAATTTCTATACAGGCTTCCTGAATCCATTTATCTATTTCATCGTTAGTCCAATAAAGTGGTGTTGGTTCATTCAGAAGGCTCCGTACCTGCTGACGAGCTTCTGTTGTGCTAAAACCATCGGATAAGACTAGTGCTGCCATATTAATCTCCTTTCACCAGGACGGTTCTATCGGGTTGTTGCATATCACTCTTTGCGTCTACTCCACGCTCATAAAGATCAATCTTATGAAAATTCATAGAACTGATATATTGCTGATAAAGTTGCATGGCTTCTCCATTCTTTCGTTCTTTAAATTTAGCCATAGCAGCAGCATATATAATGGCAAATTGTTGATAATGATCTGGAAGATCTGTGATAGCATCTGCAATCATCGAGCAATAAACGAGTATAGGATCTGTGAGTTCCTCTTCTGTGGCAGTTGGAAGAGGGAAAATGCCTATCTTTCCGCCAAAATGATAAAAATAATAAGAGGGACCCGCTGTAACTTGAGGTAAATGCTGTATCATCCGGGGATGGATCTTTTGAAGGCCCCTGTAAACATTACTCTCATCATCGTATATGCAGCTATAGACCTTGATAACTTCTGCAATTTTACTCGCACCAAGCGTCACAAAGGCTGTATATTCCAGTTGGTTCTCAACAAGCGCAATGCTGTCCTTTTTTTCAAAGCACAGAGTCTTGGTGGATATATCGGCAGCACCTTCTATCACCCAGTTGTTAAGTTCTTCATCTGTCCAGAAGCTTGCTGTAGGTTCTCCGATAAGTGCCCTCACCTGGGTTAATGCTTCAGCGGCACTATATGGTAAGCTTATCGCTGTCATTTCTTTTTCTCCTTTTAATAATATCCATCCTCATATCCGGAATCATCCTCATAGTATCTTGGTTCTGCATCTTCTACGCCTATGAATGCCACAAGATCAGCCATTGCTTTCTGAAATTTCTCCTCATATTTATCTGCCTTCGATGTTTTACCTTTCGTTGCTTCCTCTATCATGCCGTATATTTCTTTGGCGGCATAATTAACCAAAAGGCGTTCCTGAAGATGAGAAGGTATGCCGTCAGGTGTGCTATCAGTTTCAGACATATCCATAGGCTTTCTGTAATAATGCAGGGTCAGGCTCTCGGCGCTACTTGGAATTGGTTGGTAATAAAGAAACCCGCCTTTGATTGCTACGAACTCCACGCTTCCTGTATCATCGAGCAAGGGATATTTTCTTAAAAGTTTATGGAAGGAATTGTAGACCTGTATCCGCTTACCCTGAGATTCACTGGCAACAAAAGACAAATCTCTGCCGTAATCCGAAGGAAGAGACAAACAGGGAGCCTTGATCGTAATTTCTTCTCCGGCTGTCTCAGCAGTCAACTCATCTGTTGAAACAAGGGTTATTGTTCCAGCAACTACAGTAGTGATATAATGAAACGTTCCGTTGTTTCCTGATTTGCCTGCCCCCGATACAATAATAGGCATACCAGCGGCAAAACCAGACGTGAGAAAGGCATTCCCTGTATCAGTAATCGTATCAGGATCGCTATCTACAAAGGCAATAGTGGTAGCATCCGCAATAATGACCGTATCTACTTCAACCGTTCTATAAAGTTCAGGCAATGGCGGAGATAGTACGCCTTCGTACATGGTTATCCCCGCCGCTATTCTTTCCTGTCCTTCATTCAGATAATAGGCGGCATCGGTTGTATTAAACGCCGATACATCCGGTAACAATGCCTTTTTAAGCTTTGCCTGCAATGCAGATAAGGTAGCCATTGAAATACTCCTTCTTTAAGGGTAAATGACTATCTATCTTTATGATAAGGCATAAGGGTCAAGTTCAATCTCTACAATCACTCTGTCGCCACTGGCATCCAGGGCAGAGACTACAACTTGTATAACCTCATCCTTTTCAAAGTCAGTATCTCCATAAGTACCATCAGCCGCATAGGTAGCCTTAGCGCCTGCGGCAATGGTGCTTCCAAAGGTAGCCACACCGATTGTATAGGTGCCCGTGCTATCCTTTATCGTCACTGTGTCCGCATCGCCAATGTCACTATCTTGAGCCGTGGCACGGACTGTGTGAATCTGACATGCGAAAGGAGCTTGGACATAATAGGTTACACCTGAGTCTTTGCCAACAGGCCCTAAACAAATTATATTGTCAGTAATCATAATAAACTCCTTTCCTTTAGCTCAGGGCATGAGGGTCAAGTTCGATCTGTAAGAATGCTTGATCGCCAGAACTCCCAAAGGCCGAGGTAGTAATTGTCAAAACATCGTTTTTTGACAGATTGGTATTGCCGTAAGTGGTGTTTGCGGTATAGGTAGCCTTTAATCCTGCGGTAGCCGTGGCAGGGAAGGCAGCTTCACCAAGATCATTAGTGCCGTCATTTAAGGTCACTGTATCGCTACCAGCTAAAGCCTGTGCTTGACAAGTAGCCCGAACAGTACCAATTTGACAGTTAAAAGGAACTTGGACATAGTTGACCGTTACTCCTGCGGCACCAACCATGAGGCAAATCTGATTTCCAGTAATCATAATAATTCTCCTTAGATTTAGGCGTAGGCCGCCAATAATCTGACGGCCATATCCCGATTAACTTCTATTAATTAGGCTCATCAAGATTAGTGTGCCTGCAATGAGCTTTCCTATTGCTACATACCAGTTGGCCTATCCAACGGGTATTAGCGGTCTTGGCATCCGGTTGCTCTTTATCGTATTCCCAAATTGGCCTGGTGAAATTATAATCACCGTGGGTCTTGATCTTGAGATAATTCAAGTTAAGAGCATCGAGATATCCGGCTGTTTGATTATCATCGGCTACTATGGGAGCCAGCTTATGCAAAATGTTATCAAAACCGGCCTTGGCCAAATCTACATCCTGGAACCTCTGTTGTGTCTGGAGGGTACGTTCATACCCATCTTTCAATAGTTCGGTAGTAATTCCAAGATTAGGTTTCTTTGAGCGGGCGATACCAATATCGGGTTCCCGCCATATCTTCTGCATGACTTTAAAGCTAATAGGCTCAGAAGTAGTAATATTGTTAGTTGCCCATTGAGGCATATCATGTTCTTGGATATTACCATACGCTGTTGTATCAGTTGCAAGAAACAGATTGCCAAGTCCCATCAAGCTGGGAGCAGTACCCAGAGCATAAATCTCAGAGCCCATCTTGTTACGGATGGTTTTCTCAATGTTCCGCAGTTTCGTAAGGATAAGTTTTACGTATGCCTCTGCACCGGAGTTCTGAACTTGCTCATCCAGATCAATGGTATTTGCAGCATAGTAACCAGCCCAACCAAACCGGGCTGCGTTTAAAATGTCTACTTTATTTTGAGGAATCTTGGTGGTATTTCCATATCTCCCGAAATTAGCCTCCGCATATTCCAACAAAACCCTAATTTTTTCACCGCCAACAACGGTATCACCGGCTTTGACAATATTCATTTCCATCCCGCCTCGCCCCATAAGCTTCCAGAGCAAAACATTCTCG